AAGAACGAGGTATCTCAAGAAGGCACGGGTGGTGTTCGCATCACGATCAATCTCGGAAACCAAGAGCATACAGCCAAGGTGATTGAACATGAGCCTGAGTATGCAGAGATTGAGTAGCGCCGTGAAGTGCAGACAACTGGAGAAGTTGCTGACGGAGAAATCCGTATCGTACCAGACCAGAGTGATTAAGAAGCGCAGGAAGAAACCACCATCGTACATAGTTACGATATTTGGAGAATCGCCTTGTCTTTAGATATTAACTATACGCCACCGCCGACTGGCGCTAAGTTCATGCAGTCTGATATCAAGATGCGTGTGCTGATGGGGCCAGTGGGCTCGGGCAAGTCGGTGACCTGTTCGTTCGAGGTTGTCCGCAGGGCGTCGGCGCAGATTCCCAACAGCCAAGGGATTCGCAAGACACGGTTCGCTGTGGTCCGCGAGACTGCCCGCCAGTTGCAGGATACGACGATCAAGACGTTCCTAGACTGGTTCCCGCCCGGTGTGTGCGGGGATTATATGCGCACGACCAAGACGTACTTCTTCAAAATCGGGGATGTCGAGTCCGAGATTATGTTCAGAGCACTGGACGACGCGGACGATGTAGCCAACCTGAACTCGCTGGAACTTACTGGGGCGTGGTTTAACGAGTGTCGTGACATCCACCCCGATATCATAGACGCGATGTCGAAGCGTATTGGGCGTTTCCCGTCCAAGAAGGATGGCGGTCCGACGTGGCATGGCATGTGGGGCGATACGAACCCGCCGACTATGGATACGTGGTGGTACTACCAGATGGAGGGGCTTGATCCCAAGGACGGCGTGTCACCTAATAACAACGGGTGGGATGTATTCAAGCAGCCATCGGGTAGATCGACCTATGCGGAGAACGTCGAGAACCTGCCAGATGGGTATTACGACACGCAGGGGCGGTCGGATGAGTATGTCAGGGTTTACATTGATGGTGAGTATGGGCTGAGTTCTGCGGGAACGCCGGTCTATAAGTACTTCAGACCTGACTATCACATGGCGAAAGCGACACTTAGGCACGTAAATAACGGCATTCGACCCATAATTATCGGTATGGACCTCGGTTTGACACCCGCTGCGGTGTTCGGACAGCAAGACCCGCGTGGTCGAGCACTGATTTTAGACGAGGCTGTAAGCTTCGACATGGGTATTCAGCGGTTTGTGCGTACAGTTTTGAAGCCGATCATCCATGAACGCTTCCCGGGGAGCCAGATACTGGTGGTTACTGACCCAGCAGGCATACAAAGGGCGCAAACTGACGAGAGAAGTGCTGTAGATATCATCAAAGCCGAGGGTTTTAGGGTAATTCCAGCTAAAACCAACAATATTTCGGCCCGAGTCAACGCAGTTGATGACTTTTTGATGCGTCAAGTGGACGGAGACCCTGCATTTCTGGTTGATCCGAGGTGTACTAGGCTGAAATCAGCCATGATGGGGGGTTATAGGTTCCATGCCAAGAACGAAAGCATCGATAAGAACAAACATTCGCACGTTGCGGAGGCTTTACAGTACTTAATGCTGCATATTACGTCCGGCGGAGACTCATCTCAGCTATCTAGGCGGCGCGAGATCAAGCCTGTTGCGGCATATGGGTGGACATGATATATACCTCCTGCCGGTCCCTCCCTTCCGGCCACCTCCCCCCGGGTTGAGTGCTGATGACGCTCCCCGGGGGTCTTTTTCACTACTTGCGTGTAGATTTGTTTCTGTGTATATGTCGTAAGACATGTAGCTGGGGAGATTGCTATGAAGAAGTCCGGTTCACCCACCAAATCTTATATGTGTAACTCGGATAACCCGAAGATGCACAGCTCCAACATGGGTAAAGCGGGCAAGGGCTACGCTGACGGCGGTATGGTTCCGCTTCCACCGAATACACGCTTCATCGGGACTGATAAAGTGCCTATGCCCCCAGTTCGGCCTACAACTCCAGCAATGTCACAGCCGCTTGGGACTAGACTAAACCTTCCACCTGTAGGTTATTTTAGTCAGATGCCCCCGACAGGTAAGGCACCTATGACACCCCTGATGGGTAACATACCTCTGTTCACCCCAAAGACCCCAATTCAAAAAGTTAACGAGTATGTGAAGCAACGCGGTTTGAAAAGTAAAGGGGCTTAACCGTAATGGCTGGACTTTCGATTCTCAGAGTTGTTAGTAATTCCGAACTTGTTAAGCAAGAGAAGGATCGTATTAACAAAGAAGTTCAGGATCGCCAGAACAACCCCCTCATTCTTGGTATATCGTCTTATCTCCGCGAGTGCTGGGATGCTGCCAAGATTGCGAAACAGCCTCTTGAGTTGAAAATGCTCAAGGCTATGCGTCAGCGTAACGGTGAGTATGAGGCAGATAAACTTACAGCCATCCAAACTCAGGGTGGGTCTGAAGTCTACATGATGATCACTGAGGTTAAGTGTAGGGCTGCTGAGAGTTGGCTACGCGACATCCTGCTTGATACAGGTACTCCCCCTTGGGACATCAAGCCTACGCCACTCCCTGAGTTATCTCCTGTTCAGGCTAAAGAGATCGAGTCTATCTTTGCTGATACAGTCATGGAGATACTGAAGTCCGAGGATCGTGCTCCTACTCGTGATGAGGTCTCCCAGCTAAAAGAGATGGTAGCTCAGGACTATAGGTTCCGTGTTCTGCATGAGGCTCAGACCCGTGCGGACAAGATGAATTTGAAAATTTCTGATCAGTTCGCTGAAGGTGGCTGGTCTGAAGCCTTTAACGATTTTATTACTGACCTTGTTACTTACCCTTGTGCGTTTATCAAAGGGCCAGTTGTACGTAGACAGCGTGTCCTAGGTTGGACTCAGGATGAGTTCGGTAAGACGGTTGCTGCTCCAACAGAGCGCATTGCGCCTGAGTATGAGCGTGTAGACCCGTTCAGAATCTTCCCAGAACCGGGTGTGTCTAACCTGAATGACGGCTATATCTTCGAGCATCACCGCCTAACCCGTATGGACTTGGCTGATCTCATCGGTGTTCCGGGGTATGACGACAACTCCATCAAGGCTGCTCTTGAGAATGGGAACGCTTCTTCTTGGGTTAATGTATCCTTCGAGTTTCAGAAGGAACAGGAAGAGCACAAGTTCAATACGACACTTCGCCCTACCGAGATGTTCGATGCCCTTGAGTTCTGGGGTAAGGTAAGCGGGCAGATGCTGTTGGATTGGGGTCTCACGGAAGAAGATGTCCCAGATGAATCTAAAGAGTACGATGCCAATGTGTGGGTAGTGGGCAACCATGTCATCAAGGCTGTGCTCAACTATGACCCACTAGGTGAGAAGCCATACGCCAAGACTTCGTTTATCAAATGCCCCGGCGCGTTCTGGGGCAAGGGTATTCCTGAGATCATTGAAGATATCCAGAATGTCTGTAACGCAGCAGCCCGTGCTCTTGTGAACAACATGGGTATCTCGTCTGGTCCACAGGTTGAAGTTAACGTAGATCGTCTCCCTCCGAACGAGGATATCACCCAGATTCACCCGTGGAAGATTTGGCAGGTATTGAATGATCCTGTCGGGTCAAGTGCGCCTGCTGTACGGTTTTCACAACCAGACGATAATGCGACAACACTTGTTGCTGTGTACGATAAGTTCTCACGGTTGGCTGACGAGCACTCGGGTATTCCTGCGTATCTGTACGGTGATCTTAACGTTCAGGGGGCTGGTCGCACATCATCTGGGCTGTCTATGCTTATGGGCAGCGCCGGTAAGGGCATCCGCCAAGTCGTTATGCACATCGACGCCGACATAGTTAAGCCGATAGTCAAGCGTCAGTATATCTACAATATGCGTTATGATCCTGATGAAAGCATCAAGGGCGATGTTATCATTCTGCCTCGCGGTGCAATCAATCTCGCATCTAAGGAGACAATGAATGTTCGCAGACTTGAGTTTCTCAATGCTACGTCGAACCCTGTCGATATGGAAATCATCGGTAAAGATGGGCGGGCTGCTATTATTAGAGAAGTTTCTCGAAGCCTGCAGATGCCTATGGACGAAATTGTCCCGTCATCTGAAAAGATGGTTTACAATGATCGGATGAAGGCCAAGGCAGCTATTGCTCAGGCCAGTTCACCACAACCACAAGCCGGTATATCGGCTCCAAAATCTACACCTACCCAACCCGATGGAAGTCCAAAAGGCGGTATGGATTCAAACGTAGTAGCAAATAGAGCAGTGGGGGTTAATCGATGATTCGCCCAGATGCTCAGGTTATCAAGGCTTTCGCGCTTATGGTTAGGCAGTACCCAGACGTACTGACCTATCTTCAAGCGTGGAGAACCCATGAACTTGAGAATCTACCATTTGCGCTAGCAAACTCGGCAATTTCACAGGGGCGTTGCCAAGTCCTAGGCGAGCTTGTAAAGTTCGCACAAGAAGCACCTGACCTAGCGGCTAAAAAGCCGACTAGTTAACACGCACACCGGATAGGAGCGTACCTAATGGCACTACCAGAACAGATTCGCAAACAGAGTGAGGCAGTACAGGAATTGTACAAGCAACTTGGCGCTGAGGATAGCGGAGCAGACACATCTGCCTCCGACGAAAACTCTTCGACGGGTGACAACGCTGGTACACAGTCTGACAGCGCCGACACTTCAGTTAGTTCTGTTGACCAATCTACGGAGAAGAACGAGCGTAGCACCGTAGATGGCCCGAGTTCAGAAAATTACGAGCAGCAGTGGCGTTCCCTGCAAGGTATGTATAACGCCCAGAACAATCGCCTACAGTCTGTTACGGAGACCAATAAAGAGTACCAATCTAGAATTGCTCAGATGGAGCAGCTTCTCGCTTCGTTATCAACAGTCCCATCCAATACCACTCCGATTATGGCTAATCAGAACCTTGTCTCTGAGTCAGATCGTAATGATTACGGTGAGTCCATTGATGTGATGCGTAAGGTTTCTCGTGAAGAACTCTACCCTGTGGCTGCTAAGATTGCTTCTATCGAAGCAACCATTAATCAGCTTGCATCTAGTTTGAATACTTCAGTACTTCCTCAGGTTCAACGGGTTGCCCACCAGCAGGCCATGAGTTCTGAAGAGAGGTTCTGGACAGCTTTGTCTAACTCCGTACCGAATTGGCAGCAGATCAATAACGATTCTGGCTTTCAGAATTGGTTGTTGTCTATTGATCCTTTGACTGGAATTTCACGTCAGACATACTTGGAGCAAGCGCAGAACTCCTTGGATGTTAGCCGTGTGGTAGCGTTCTTCCAATCGTACTCTGAATCGTCCGGTAAGTTTCTTGCCGACGCTAATGCTCAACCTAATCGGTCTGCAGTATCCTCTCAACTTGAGAAGCAGGTTAATCCGGGTCGCTCTAAAGGCGGTTCAGCCCCTGTTACTCAAAACGCCAAGACATACACCGCCGCTGACATAACCGACTTTTTCAATAAAGTCCGTCAAGGTGTATATCGCGGTAAAGAGGACGAACGCGACCGTATTGAACGCGACATCTTCGCTGCACAGCGGGATGGACGCATTGTCGTAAACGGTTAACTAGGAGTTAAGCTCATGGCTTTTTCAGTCGCAGCAGGTCGTCCGCAGTATTCGGGCAACTTCATTCCCGAAATCTGGTCGGGCAAACTTATCCAGAATTTCTACGATGCAACAGTCCTCGCAGCCATTTCCAATACGGATTATGAGGGTGAGATTCGTCAGTACGGTGATACGGTCAACATCCGTACTACCCCTGAGATCACCATCTCGACATACGTAAAGGGCCAGACTCTTGCAGTGCAGAGTCCAGAGAAGGCCAAGTTGCAGCTTATGATCGATAAAGGCGAGTACTTTGCCTGCATCGAAGACGATGTTGATAAGGTTCAGGCTGACATCGCTATGATGGATACTTGGTCGAAGGACGCCTCCGAGCGTATGAAGATCAAGATCGATACCCGCGTTCTCACCGACCTGCTCCCAGATATTGCTGCGACTAACAAAGGCAACACCGCCGGTCGTATCACTGCCAATATCGACCTTGGTTCAACAGGTACTCCTGTTGCGCTTACTAAGTCCAATGTTTTGGATTACATCGTTGACATGGGTGTTGTTCTTGACGAAGCCAATGCTCCTGAGTCGGATCGCTTTCTTATTATTCCAGCCAAGATGGCTGGCTTTATTAAGAAGTCTGACCTTAAGGATGCTTCGATCACTGGCGACAGTACGTCGGTATTGCGTAATGGTCGTATCGGCATGATCGACCGCTTTATGCTCTACACAAGCCATAACTTGGCTGTCTCATCTGGCAAGTTCAGCCTCATCGCTGGTCACAAGATGGGCTTCACGTTCGCATCTCAGATGACAAACATGGAAACCATTCGCTCTGAATCAACCTTCGGCAATATTATCCGTGGTCTTCAGGTCTATGGCTACAAGGTTGTCAAGCCTGAGGCTTTGGTTCAGGGCGTTGTAACAGTCGCCTAATTAGAAGGGGGGTAACACCCCCCTTTTCCCCTTGTCATCTTTTACGGAGTAAGTCTAATGGCTACTTATACCACCGCAGTCGGCTTCAACGCCGGTTCAGCCGCTTATCCAGCGGATTCGCTCAATAAGTCCCACCGAGTCGAAATCACTCTCGACTTCCCGAAGATCATTGCTGCTCGCGCAGCAGCCGGTCTCACAGCACTCGCTGCCTCCGATGTCTTGGAAATCCTTCCAATTCCAGCCGGTTCGATTGTGTCTAACGTAGGCATGGTTGTAACGACTGCTGCCGGTGTTACCAGCACGTTGTCGATTGGTGACGGCTCTGCCGCCGCTGGTTATCTTGCTGCTACGTCGGTCAATGCTACCGGTACTTCGGGTGGCGTTCCTGTCCTTGCGTCTGGTGCATTCGCTCCAACGCTCTCGGGCGGTAAGGTCTATGCGGCTGCTGATACGATTGACGTGACCATCGGTACTGCAGTCCCTGCAGCCGCTGTTGTCCGCGTGTTTGCAATGCTCACTGATCTCAACTAATATAGATAGGGGGGCATAAGCCCCCCTTTTTCTGTAAGGAGAATAATGATGGCTAGAGACATGACATCTACCCACTTAAATGTGGACGGACAGCTTCATACAGGTAAGATTCGATTGCTAGGCATATTATATACATCTGCCGGTGGGGGGCTTGACCACATCAATCTGTACGATGCTACGTCTGCAACCGGCCCTGTAAAATTAGAGTTAGACACCACCAAACAAGGTGTTATTACTTGGAATCTCCCCGAAGACGGTATGCTGTTTACTAACGGGGTTTACTGCGACATTGGTGGGGCAACATCTATTACTGCGCTGTTGAAGGATTGATATGGCTAAGACACCCGCATGGCAGCGCAAAGAAGGTAAGAACCCTAGTGGCGGTCTCAATGCCAAGGGTAGAGCCTCCTACAATGCAGCTAATCCCGGTAAGCCGGGGTTAAAGCCTCCGCAGCCTGAGGGCGGCTCGCGTAAAGATTCTTTCTGTGCTAGGATGACTGGCATGAAGAAAAAGCTAACGTCTGCTAAGACAGCAAACGATCCTAACTCTCGTATCAATAAGTCTCTCAGAGCATGGAACTGCTAAGGTGCCAAAATCTAAAGTAAACGAGGCCGGTAACTACACCAAGCCTTCTCTGCGTAAACGCATATTCAATGAGATTAAGGCTGTTGCAGTACAGGGTACTGCCGCTGGGCAGTGGTCGGCTCGTAAGGCACAACTTCTTGCGAAACGATATAAAGATGCTGGAGGAGGTTACCGTGACTAAATCGCAGAAACATTACCTTCCAAATGGTAAAGAGTACGTTGGCCCAACCCATAAAATGGGCGGTGAGCTACACACTGGCGCGTCACACACGTCAGCCAGTAAGAGACTTTCGCATTCTGCGCCTAAGGTTATGAAGAAGAAATGAAAGCACCTCAGAAATCACTTAAGGATTGGTCTGATCAAAAGTGGCGTACCAAGTCTGGTAAGCCATCTAGTAAGACAGGCGAGAGGTATCTGCCGGAGGCTGCAATTAAGGCGTTATCTCCTGCAGAGTATGCAGCTACAACTGCAGCGAAGCGTAAAGGTACAAAAGAAGGCAAGCAGTTTGTACGACAACCTACTAAGATCGCAGCCAAAACAGCTAAGTTCAGGTGAGCAAAATGGATAAGAAGCAGCAGAACAAAGTTCGTAAGGTTATGCACGAATTTAAGACTGGTACTCTTCACGGCGGTATTAATCCCGCTGGCCCTAAAAAAGCTCCCGTGGTAAAGAATCGGAAACAGGCTATTGCTATTGCACTTAGCTCGGCTGGTGTGAAGCGGAAGACGAAGTGAAAGGGACTAACAGATGACTCGCTATCTACGTAATACACGCGACGGCTTTATCTACGACTGGAACCCAATCCTTGCAGAGAACGCATCATGCGAGGAAGTAACTGAGGAAGAAGCGTTTCCAGAGCGTTTCATTCCTAAGGCCCAGAAAGGTCGTAAGGCCAAGATTGATTTATCGACTGAGGATATTCCTGAAGAGCCTGCAGTTGAAAACACAGAGTTGAATCTCGAAGCTAGTCGGGGGCTGTAAATATGATACTCCTAGATGTGATCACCGAAGTTAGGAAGATGCTGCAAGATACGAGCACTGAAGCGTCTCTTCAGCGGTATTCGGATGCGACACTTCTAGGGTTTGCCAATCAGACTCTGAAGCGCATGGCTCTTATACGCCCAGATTTGTTTGCGTATATCGGCGAGATCACTTGTACAACTAATGCGACGTTACAGTCAGCACCGTCTGATTCCATCAGGATCATGGAAATCTTCAGGATTAAAGACGGTCCCGGTATACGCGAGACCAATAGAGAGATTCTGGATCAGACATATCCCGATTGGGTTACAGAAGAAGCTAGTGCCTGCATTAGCTGGATGCGCCATGCCCGTAATCCTAATCGATTCTTTATCTACCCTCAGTCGCCTGCTGGGCAGATTCTCATCGGTGAGTACTGCCAGACACCTCCGACTTATGCGTCATCTACAACTGTGGCCCTTCTTCCAGATGCGTATTTACCAGTTGTGGTAGACGGTACTTTATTCCTTGCTGAGTCTATCGATAACGAACATGTCAACTCTAATCGTGCTCAACTTTTCCAGCAGTCTTTCATACAGACTCTAACTACTTCCTTCCAATCTAGATCAGTTACAGATACAGAAGAAGCCGGACTAACTAAGAAGGAAGTTGTGTAATGGCTACACGGACCTTTATCTCCCTCGAAAGCAAGCTGTCTCCTAGTGTTCCGGGGTGTCCTAGACCTACTATCCAGCAGTATGTCAGGGATGCGGCAATAGAGGTCTGTGAGAGAACCCTCGTATGGCGCTACGAACAGCCTCTTGTTCGGCTCACTCCCGGCGTGTACGAGTATGAGTACGAGGCTCCGACTGATTCTGAGGTTGTAGCTGTCATCCATGCAGCGGTAAACGGTTCTAAGATATCAGCGATGTCTCAGGATGAGATACACAGAGTGTACCCAGACTGGCCTTCTACTGATGCTACAGTCCGGTCTACTCCACGATTTATTTCGCAGTTTGACCCAGATCATTTTATTATCGTGCCTGTACCAGACTCATCCGTTGCCTACGACATTAAGATGTTCTTGGCTTTGAGGCCAACGCCAGACTCGACAGGTATGGATAAGACAGCATTTGATGAGTGTGAGCAGCTTATCATGCACGGTGCATTGCAACATTTGCTGGTGCTGCCTAATAAGTCATGGACAGATAGAGACCTTGCTACCTACCATGCCAAGCAGTATTCCTACAAAACTGCTAGCCGTAAGGCAAAGGCTAATCTAGGTGTTGCTAGGGCGTCACTTAGCGTACAAATGCGTCCGTTTGCATAGGTGTCAGCATGTCAGATGTTATCAAGCTAGTTCAAGGCGATACGCTTCCACAGATTTATCTCACTCTGACGAATGAGACGACTGGTGCTGCTATCGATGTATCCGGCGCTTCCATATCAGTGGCAGTTAAATTCAGGTTGGCTGGTGCTACGACTACATTGTCTACGATCCCATGCACGAAGACTGATGCTGTCAACGGTATTGTGTCTTTTGACTTCGGCAACGGAGAACTGGTCGGGATTGATCC